CTTGCCTCACAATCTTGTAGAACTAACTTTGGTGAACTCTTTTCTAAAGATACCATATGAGCACCATGTTTTGATATACTTTTCATCCATGCAAACTTATCTTTCCTTGGAATAGGATGCTTCATCTTCAATGCCTTTGTACCACCAGACAGATGTGAATGTGAAATATAAATTAGATAATCTCCACCATTAGAATCAGCAAGTTTTTTAAGTTCATCAAAACTAGCCTCATGACCCCATGTCATTGGTTGGAATCTACCAAAAGTTACATAGACTTTATCACTTTTTAACGCCATGACTTTGCCAAAGTAAAATTGATGTAGGAGAATTCTAAACGGTTAATTAATTTAACCATGTCTCCATCTTTATGTAGAACATAACCTTCTGGTCCAGTAACTTCATAACCATTCTTAGTACGAGCAAATGTTTTAAAAGTTTCTAGATGATCTAGTTTATCAATGACCATCTGCTTAAGATCCTGAATATCTTTATAAAGATTAAGCATTGACTTCCACTTATCTTGATTATCTCTAAGATAATTCTGACTATGATGAACTAAAGCACGTTTCTTTTTCTTAGTCTCACCCTTACTAAATCCTTCAAGCATCGTTTTAGTCTTATCATAGTAAAAATTATAGAGATCCTCAAATGATTTATCTACATTAGTAATACTACGTCTTTGTTTGATCTCAGAATTAAAATACTGCTTAACATAGGAAGCAACATGCCACTTCTCATCACCTTTAGTACCTGTATTCTTAACTAACTCATCAAGAAACTCACCAGAAATTTTACAATTACTTTCTATAGATGAAACCAACTTATCAAAGTTAATTTCTTCTTGATGATTCAACCCAACCTTATGCATTGGTGTATCATTATCAATACTTACTACTTCTTTTATTTCTTTTAACTTCTCTTTCATACCAGCTTTTGCAATCATTTCAGGAACATAGTCACCTGTGTAATGAGTGTGAAATACTACGGTTATCTCTGCATTTTTAATCTTTTGACCTAGAGGATGATCAAATGGTATACCATATGTTATAGCTTGATTACCAAAAGTATATAATTTCTCCCCATGAACATTCTCTAACCTAATATCATTCTTGGCAGCAATAAAATCACCTTGTACTACACCCTGTATTCCTAACTGAGAGAAATACTTAAGACACAACTTCAACTTGTCTGCAAGATCACCAGTTCCATAATGCATTTCTATACCACTATCAGTACCAGCCATCTTTGGTTCTGTCTTATTGAAAACTGACTTAGTTCCAACAAAGAAAGTACCTGTTCCTGGATTAATACCACATATAACAGATGGTAATCCATCCCACTTTGTTTGCATATAACCAGTACTGTTATCACAACCAAGCATCTTCCTTAATTCCTTAAGGAAACTAACAATAGACTTACAACCCTCAACTCCATAGTTGAGCATTTCATCTTCCAGATGTTCTAGATGTTTTAACTGAGTTACATTAGCCATTAGTATATCTTTACATGTACGGATGAATAATCCAATTGAGAACTACAAAACAAATAAAGTGATTGAACTATCTTATTAGCTTTTGCCCCTGCATTATCTTCTAGTGCTTTTAATAACCTAAGACCATTTAACTTACTATACCTCCACTTCTGTTCCTTAGTACTAATATCAAGTACATATTGATTGTGTTCCTTAAGTGTTGCGGTCTTTTCTTTTGCTTTAACATTCTTTGCTTTAAATTCAACCAATAATTTAGCAATTTCCTCAGTTATCTCCTTCGCCTTTTTACCTTTGGGATTGCAATCGTTGAATAGTCCTGTATTATTCCAAGGCAATGAACCAGGAGCATATTTATTGACAATCTCTGCTACATTTCCACCACCACAACGACCATGTGCTGCTGTTGCTCCCTTCAATTCTATCTGCCATGAATCTTTATCACCACCAAAGTTTCTCAACTGAAACTTATCAAAAGTTCCACTACCATAATACAAGTAAACATCTATTGGTGTCTTTCCTTTATTCTCAAAATATAAATCATATCCACCAATAGAATTCTTATTAATCCATTGATAAGAATCAATATTTTCCTTTCTCTGAGCAGGAGTTTCATCATTGACCACCTTAAAATTTGCTTGTGGACCAAGTTTCTTCAATGAAACACCAATTAATTTTTTATCTGTATAATTTTTAGCAATGAACTTATTAATATTACCTGCATCAATCTCTATTCTAAGAGGTGCTATATCAAAATCTGGAGAAGCCATCCATATATCAGCAGGATTCCACTTATCTTCTGCTGTAAAGTATGGTAGTTTTTTTGCTTTTAGATCATCGTTTAATCTTTTATATGCTTGCTTAATTTCTTTATCATCAAACCCACCACCACGATAAAAATGAGGGTTCTTTATATCTTTAGTTTCTTTAGAACGCTTAAGTTTATTTGCTATCATACAATGTGAATGATGCCAAAAAGAATCTGCCCACAAATCTTTAAATGGTCTATCAAGAGTGCAATAATTATCATATGCTTTCTTTAGCAAATTTTCATCAAGACCTTTATTAGGATCTAGATCTTCATTAATTTCATGAAATCTTATTGCACAGTACACAGCAGTCATACATTCGTTAATAGCAGTTGATGCTGATCCACCACCACTACCACCACCTTTTACAGGTTTTACTTCTATACGAATTACTCTGGTGTTTTTACCAACTGTAACAGGAATATCAATTCTATTCTCTTTCTTAGGACCAGTACCGTCCGAGTTCGTCTCATAGGTATAATTGCCGAGATATTTTGCTCCTGATACCTCCTTATTCTTTACCGCTTTTTGAATATTCTCTGTTGCTTTTTTTCTATCCCTCTCTTCAACCTCTACCCTCAAACCAAGAACAATCTTTGCTGTGGGAAATGCTTTTGGGGGTTGAACCTGCATTACATTATAATGAAGATAATTATAACCTTCTCCTATAAGACAGTCTGTTATATCAACAGCTCTTTTTACCCAATTACCACTAAGTTCTGAAAAATTTTCCTGCTTAACCGCCATGATACAATATCGACCTTAATACTAGATGTATTTAGATTACCATACCATGTCAATCGGAAGATCCATCTTCTCTTTCTCTAATCTTATCATCCATATATTCTCTCATATTTTCTATGAGATCTTGTGCATCGACAAGGTTATCAATGTCTGCTAAGAAATTAGCAATGTGTTTTGCCACATAAGGTTTCTCTCCTCGTGCTGCAAATGCAAGAGCATCTCTTAAATGCTCTTGTGCTGCTCTTAATGAATCTTCTACTTGTTGTGTCAACATTATCTGTCACCTTCTGCTCTTTTTTCTGACTTCTCAACATCAAACGATCCACCAGGATATCTCTTCTCTAGTTTCTCTACGTTCCTTATGATAACATCATCGAATGGTATGTCCAGAGCCATACAAGCCTGTGCCACATACCACATAACATCACCCAACTCAATGATAAGATGCTCACGATTATCATCATTCCATGGCTTACCTTGAAAAACCATCTTTTTAACAATCTCCAAAAACTCACCAGACTCAGCAGCAAGCCCAACGCCAGCAGTGGTAAGACGTTCAATATTTGCACCCTCTCTGTCAAGTTCACCCAACCTGTCAGCAAGATCGACAAAATTCTTAGAGGAATCCGATGTGACAGCATCCACGAAATGAGAGTACTTATCAAAATCTATAGCCATAATTTATACATTCCATTCAGCAAATTTACTTAACCTATTTTTTGTTTCAGTGAATTGGGGATTGGTATCCTCATCCTCTTCAACATTGATGACATTAGCGTCTTCCGCTACATCATACAGCTTCATCTTCGATCTGTCAATACCTATCATAAATTTTCTGGAATTAGTGGGATCATTGTACCTGTTCTTGAGTTGTTTAACCATGAGGCGACCCTGTTGCTCAAGCTCCTCAGTGGATATAAGGGCAAACATAAGATCAGCAGTGGCAGGTAACCCAAAAGACTCACTAGTATCGGTAAGATCAGGATCACTACTCCCAAAACCAGCACGAGTAGTTTGTGTAGCTGAAACAATAGGTACGTTATTTTCCACAGCAAGACCCCTGAGTTCCTCAGCAATCGCCTTGACATACGTGTATGAGTTAACAATCGCACCTTTATACCTCGCACTTGCACATATATTTAAATAATCTATGAATATTATATCAGGTTTGAAATCTTTTTTCAAGGACAAATCTGATAAAAGTGCCTTGAAATGACCTGCATGAGCAGATGCTGTAGGGTACTCTTTTATAATGAGTTTGCCTTGTGTCTTTCTGGCAATCTCTTGTACCTTAGAATTATATAGAACTTCTGGAAGATCTTGAATATCTCTAATATTTACGTTGAGAAGATTTGCATCAATTCGTTCAGCAATTTTCTCCTCTGCCATTTCACATGTAATGTATAGTACGTTCCGTCC